GGAAATGACTAAAGAACACGCAATCAAACTCGCTGGCTCACAGTCATCTTTGGCACGTTTGCTAGGGGTGACACGGGGCGCAGTGTGGAACTGGCAGACAATTCCACAGGGCCGGATTTATCAATTGATGATTCTAAAACCGGAATGGTTTGGAAAAGGTTTGTAATTTTGAGCATGGCTACTCTTAGCGGGGGAAAAGGCGATTCGTTACCGCCCTGCCAATGTTCTTTTTAGTAACGGTGACCTACAACGTAAAGGCAAAAAAATGCACTACTACCAATTTAACATTGGAGACTATAAAGCCGCCACTGCTCATTTGACCAATGAGGAGGACTTGGCATATCGGCGTTTGCTTGATATGTACTACGATTCTGAGAGCAAAATCTCATTGGATACCCAGTGGGTTGCGAGGCGTATCCGAGTTGAGGCATCAGTCATCCGTGATGTGCTAAACGATATGTTTGACAAACACGATGACGGATGGTTTCACGCAAGATGCCAAGAGGTGATTGAGGCTTATCACGCTATGGCTGAGAAAAATCGTGCTAACGGCAGGATGGGAGGGCGCAAAAAGAACCCAGTGGGTAACCAATTGGCTACCGACACGCAACCCATCGCTAAGGCAACTATAAACTATGAACTAGAAACCATAAACCATAAACCAATAAAGAATACAGCCACTGCCGTGGCAACGCCTGAAGGCGTTTCAGAATCCGTTTGGCAGGAATTTGTTTCACACCGAAAAGCCAAAAGAGCCAAAGTCACCCAGTTGGTGATTGACAAGATTATTGAAGAAACCAATAAAGCCGGATGGACACTTGAGGATGCATTAAAAGAAATCATTGTTCGCAACTGGCAGTCGTTTAAGGCTGATTGGGTTCTTGATAAACAAAACACCCATCAGCAAAGTTTTGCCGAACGTGACCAACAAGCCAGACAAAAGCGTTGGGAAGCAATGACCGGGCGCAAGTGGCCTACCGAAGAACCAGTAAACACCGCATTTTTGGAGATGGAAAATGAGTATTTCATTAAAGGCAATTGATAGGCTTTTTGAGCGACTTGCAGCCACTTACCCCAATTGGTCACGCCAGTGGCTTGATGTGCCTGAATCGGACGTTAAAACGGCTTGGGCGCACGAATTAAGCGGGTTTGAGAACAACCTACACGCCTTGGCATGGGCATTGGAAAATTTGCCTGAACGTTGCCCAAACGTGATTGAGTTTCGTAACCTTGCAAGACGTGCGCCGGAGGCTGAAAAGCCACGCTTGCCCGAACCAAAGGCTGACCCCGCAAGGTTAAAGGCTGAACTTGCCAAACTTAGCGACATAAAAGCGCAGGTTAAAAATGCACCAATTGACCCGAAGGGTTGGGCAAAAGCCATCCTAAAGCGCCACAAAGAAGGCGCAAAAATTAACATTACTACCCTGTCAATGGCCCGATGTGCATTAAATGAAGAATGATGAAACTAGCCCAACACTACGCCAAACTAGCCATGAATGCAGGATGGATAGACCACTGCCGCCACATGGTGAAGGAATACGAGAAAAGCCCGTATTGGAAGGGGCTGGGCAAGGCGGTTGCATTAGAGATGGAATCCTTAAAAAAACAGCAAAGCACTGGGAAATAGCATGAACAAAATTGAATTTGGTGATTGCCGTGAAACCATGCGCCGATGGAAAGATCAAGGAATCAAGGCGCAGACTTGTGTCACCAGCCCACCTTACTATGGCTTGCGTGATTATGGTCACGAAGGGCAGATCGGATTAGAAGAAACTCCAGAGGATTACATCAAGGCAATGGTCGAGGTGTTTCGATGTGTGTGGGATTTGCTTGAGGATGATGGGACGCTGTGGCTGAATATTGGTGATTCCTATGCTGGCAGCGGTAAAGGACAGTGGAAGGACGGAGAGCACGACCCAAAAAAAACCAAAACAGACGGCATGAAAATGGCCATACAAAAGCCATCAAATATTGGGTGCAAGCCAAAAGACTTAATTGGTATCCCTTGGATGATGGCGTTTGCTCTTCGTGCCGATGGCTGGTATCTGCGTCAGGACATCATCTGGCACAAGCCAAACCCAATGCCTGAGAGTGTGCAAGACCGATGCACTAAGGCGCATGAATACATTTTTCTTTTAAGCAAGTCGCAGAAGTATTACTACGATGCGGATGCAATCAGAGAGCCGCATATTCATGCAAATGACAAGCGCAATGATGGGCAAAGGCACACATACTCAGACACGGCAAAACACAATCAAGCTGATCCATTGCGTCAGAAAACGAAAACTGATTGCGTGTCGTTTCATCCCGAAGGAAGAAACAAACGCAGCGTCTGGACAGTGACCACCAAGCCTTACGCTGGCGCACACTTTGCCGTATTCCCATCAGACTTGATTGAACCTTGCATCCTTGCTGGCGCACCCGTAGGCGGCGTGGTGTTAGACCCATTTATGGGGTCTGGAACAACAGCGCAAGTAGCGCAGAATCTTGGAAGGCAATATATTGGATGCGAGTTAAATCTTGATTACAAAGCCCTGCAAGACAGGCGCACACAACAATTTTGTTTGGAACTTGCATGAGGTACGCAGCACGGACAGATGCAAATCAGACTGAAATTGTGATGGCGCTACGCAAAGCAGGGGCTTATGTTTGGGTAATTGGCTTACCAGTTGACCTTTTAGTAGGGTACAAAAACCACACATTCTTGGTTGAAGTCAAAACCACCTCCAAGAAGCGTTTAACGAGCCTACAGGCAGATTTTTTCAACAATTGGGCTGGTAGTACCTTGGCACGGATTGACAGCGTAGAAGCGGCATTAAGAATGATTGGAGTTATAAATGAGCAACCTTGACCGAGCCGTTGATTATTTGCGTGACCACGCTGGAGACTATGCAGTAGCCGAGGCGCAATTGGTTTACATGACGGAACAAAGAAAGACCGTCAAAGCGCAGTTAATGAAAGATTTTGAGCTACAAGGCCACAAAACCACAGCCGCCCAAGAACGGGAAGCCTACGCAGACCCAAAATATACACAGCACCTTCTGGCGTTACAGGCAGCGGTAGAGCAAAGAGAGCGCACCCGCTGGCTGATGGTGGCAGCACAGGCAAGGATTGAAGCCGAAAAAGCCAACATTTACGCTGGCAATCGAACCGATAGGGCGATGCGATGAAATGTCCAATTTGCGGAACATGGACAATAGTAAAAGAAACAAGGTTATCCACAGACAATACACGCAAGCGCAGACTTGAATGCGCGAATATGCACAAGTTTTCCACACTGGAGTTAGTCATTGAGAACAAAACAAACTTACGTTCGCAGCAAGGAACTGCTAAAAAAAGTAGCAAGTCTTGATTGTCAGATATGCGGGTCAGGCAACTTTGTACAGGCAGCACACTCAAATTGGGTTGACTTGGGCGGCAAAGGTAGGGGAATCAAGGCCAGCGATGAATACACAGCAGCCCTTTGCATGAGTTGCCATTACGACATAGACCAAGGTTCTAAGTGGTCAAAAGATGAAAGAAAACTCGCATGGAAGGTGGCACATTACAAAACCGTGCAACTTTTGGTTCACAGGGGTGAATGGCCTGTCAACATAAATGTACCAATTGCAGTAGAATGAAGATGCTGACTACCGCAGTTGCCAGCCTTGGGGCTTCGGCCCCTTTTTTTTAAGGACGCTATGAATCCAGCAGATAAAATAGAAAAGTGGAAGATAAGCAAACTTATCCCCTACGCTCGAAACGCCCGAACTCACAGCGATGAGCAGGTAGGCCAGATAGCGGCAAGCATTAAAGAATGGGGGTGGACAACCCCTGTTTTAGTAGACGAGACAGGCGGCATCATTGCGGGGCACGGTCGTACTTTAGCGGCGCAAAAGCTAGGCATGACTGAAATTCCTGTAATGGTTGCAAAAGGCTGGAGCGAAACCAAAAAACGAGCATATATCATTGCAGATAATAAAATTGCATTAAATTCTGGCTGGGATAACGAAATGCTTGCTCTAGAGCTTGGCGAGATTGGCGACTTAGGGTTTGACCTTGACCTGACTGGATTTAATGCGGGTGAGATTGCTGCTTTACAAACGCCTGAATTTGATGCAGGGACAGAGGATGACCAAGGGCAACTAGATGAAATAAAGCCAACAATTTGCCCAGCCTGCGGCCATGAATTCCACAAGTAAACTGACCTTAAAGATTGATTGGGCAACGCATGAGGCAGCTAAGTTTGCTTGCTTGAACTGGCATTATTCAAAAGCAGTGCCAGTTGGTAAGCTGGTCAAAGTTGGTGCATGGGAGGATAGTGAATACATAGGCGCAGTCATATTTTCTAGGGGTGCAAACATGAATATGTCTAAATCCTATGATTTAGGCCAAGATGAATGCGTGGAACTGGTCAGAATTGCACTTAAAGCCCATAAATCCCCAGTAAGCAAAATTTGTGCTTTGGCAATTAAGTTTCTCAATAAACAAAGTCCAGGCATTAGATTAATTGTTAGCTATGCAGACCCAGAGCAAGGGCATCATGGCGGCGTTTATCAGGCTATGAACTGGCTTTATAGGGGGGAGTCAGCAAAAGCAATCAAAGTCTTTTACAAGGGCAGATGGGCGCACAAAAAGACAGTTGATGATGCTGGTGTTAACCAGACAAATTTACCTAAAAAGAGGGTGGCAGGTAAGCACACATATTTGTATCCACTTGACAAACAAATGACTGATAAAATTGCAACATTGGCAAAGCCATATCCTAAGCGGGTCAAAAAGCAGGATTCTGAACACCCTTCAGAACTGGGCGGGGCAGTACCGACCGACACGCTCCATTCTTTGCAGCAAGGGGAAAGCAATGCCAAAACTTGAAAAACCCACAGTAAAAAACAAGAATACAAAAATCGTGCCAACTAAAGAGCACGACCCGAACTATGGCGGTGCACGGGAAGGCGCAGGTAGACCAGCGTTTGAACCAACACCAGCCGAGCGTAAACAGGTAGAAGCACTCAGCGGCTATGGCTTACCAATTGACCAGATAGGCGCATTGATACGTGACGGGATAAGCGTTGACACCTTACGGGCTCACTTTGCAAACGAAATGCAATCAGGCAAAGCCAAAGCAAATGCACAGGTAGGGAAAACCCTATTCCAAAAGGTAATGGCTGGCGACACGACTGCGGCTATTTGGTGGAGTAAGACACAGATGCGATGGGCAGAAACCCAAAAGCACGAACTAACAGGTGCAGACGGTGCGCCCTTAGAGTTTGCCAAGATTGAGCGTGTTATTGTCAAGCATGGGTAAAACCCTGCAAATACAAACCCCTGAGTGGGCGCTGCCCTTGCTAGAGCCAAGTCGCTACAAGGGTGCATGGGGCGGTCGGGGTTCAGGCAAGTCCCACACCTTTGCTGAGTTAATGATTGAAAGCCACATCCTTGACCAAAAGCGCAGAAGCGTTTGCGTCCGTGAAATACAGAAGTCACTCAATCAATCCGTCAAGCGGCTGCTGGAGACAAAGATTGAGGCCATGAACGCTGGTGCATACTTTGAAGTGCAAGATGCGGTAATTAAGTCCCGCAAAGGCGATGGCATGATTATTTTCCAAGGAATGCAGAACCACACAGCCGACAGTATTAAATCGCTGGAAGGGTACGACTGCGCTTGGGTAGAGGAAGCACAAAGCCTAAGTCAGACTAGCCTTGACCTGCTGCGCCCTACCATCCGCAAGCCTGATTCTGAGCTATGGTTCACTTGGAATCCAAGGCAGAACAGCGACCCAGTTGACTTCCTGCTGCGTGGGCCTGAACCGCCAGCCAATGCCGCGGTGATTAAGGTCAACTTCACCGATAACCCGTGGTTTCCACAAGTCCTGAAGGACGAAATGGAGTACGACAAGCGGCGTGACCCTGACAAATACCAGCACGTTTGGATGGGTCAATACCTGAGAAACAGCAACAGCAGGGTATTCCGCAACTGGAAGATTGACGAGTTTGAAGCACCACTAGAGGCAATCCATCGACTTGGCGCAGACTGGGGTTTCTCAGTAGACCCGACAGTATTGGTGCGCTGCCACATAATTGGGCGCACACTCTACATTGACTATGAGGCGTACATGGTGGGGTGCGAGATTGTCAATACGCCTGAATTATTTATGCAAGTGCCAGAGGCCGAGAAGTGGCCTATCGTGGCAGACTCGGCAAGGCCAGAGACCATCAGCCACATGAAGCGCAACGGCTTTCCAAAGATAATGACAGCGGTCAAAGGGCCAAAGTCGGTAGAGGAAGGCATCGAGTTTTTAAAGAACTACGACATCGTGGTTCACCCTCGCTGCTTGCATACTATTGACGAATTAAGCCTGTACAGTTATAAATCAGACCCATTGACGGGGCGAATTCTGCCCCATCTTGAGGATAAAAAGAACCATGTAATTGATGCTTTGCGCTACGCCTGTGAAGGCATTAGGCGGGCAGCGATTACAAAACCAGTTACATTTACGCCATTGCCTAATGTAAAACGCTGGTAGATAATCGCCCTAAAGGACAAATATGGCACGAATACCCAACGACCAACGCCTTGCTAATCTGCACTCTGATGCGCTGCGGCAGTTTAACGACATCCAAACCGCACTGCGTGATGAACGGTTGCAATGCTTGCAAGACCGCAGGTTTTACTCCCTGTGTGGTGCTCAGTGGGAAGGCCCACTCTACGACCAGTACGAAAACAAACCTCGGTTTGAAGTCAACAAAATCATGCTGGCTGTCATTCGTATCGTTAACGAATACCGAAATAACCGCATCACCGTTGATTATGTAACTAAGGATGGCACAGAGAATGACAAGCTGGCTGAAGTCTGCGATGGCCTATACCGTGCAGACGAGCAAGCATCCGTTGCCGATGAAGCCTACGACAATGCTTTTGAGGAAGCTGTAGGCGGTGGCATTGGGGCTTGGCGGTTACGGACAGTCTATGAAGATGAAGAGGATGACGAAAACGACCGCCAACGCATCCGCTTTGAGCCTATCTACGATGCTGACAGTTCGGTATTCTTTGACCTAAACGCCAAGCGGCAAGACAAGTCAGACGCAAATTATTGCTTTGTGGTCACTAGCATGACCCGTGAAAGCTACAAAGAAATCTACAACGATGACCCGACCGATTGGCCTAAGATCATCCACCAATACGAGTTTGATTGGGCAACCCCTGATATTGTCTTTGTGGCTGAATACTACAAGCTAGAGGAAAAGACCGAGACTATCCGCATATTCCAAGCCATTGATGGAACTGAGGAACGCTATACAGCTACCGACTTTGTAAACGATGAGACCCTAGAGGAAACTCTATTGGCTATCGGCACTCGTGAAGTGCGTCAAAAGCGTGTCAAGCGGATGCGTGTTCGCAAATACATTATGTCGGGCGGCAAGGTATTAGAGGACGCAGGATATATCGCTGGCAAGTGCATCCCGATTGTGGTGGTGTACGGCAAACGATGGTTTGTGGACAATATCGAACGCTGCATGGGTGCGGTGCGTCTAGCCAAGGATGCCCAACGTCTAAAGAATATGCAACTTTCCAAGCTGGGCGAGATAAGCGCACTGTCCAGTATTGAAAAGCCCATCATGACACCCGAGCAAGTAGCAGGGCATCAAGTAATGTGGGCAGAGGACAATCTACGGGATTACCCTTACCTGCTGATTAACCCTGTCACTGGGCCTGATGGCAATACCCAAATTTCTGGGCCTGTTGCTTATACCCGATCAGCAATGATTCCCCCAGCAATGGCGGCACTCTTGCAGATTACCGAACAGGATATGCAGGACATTTTGGGCAACCCACAGGGCGCTGACAAGATGGTTTCAGGCGTATCAGGCAAAGCGGTTGAGTTGATTCAAACTCGTGTAGATATGCAGACGTTCATTTACATGAGCAATTTTGCCAAGGGCATGAAGCGATGCGGCGAAATCTGGTTAAGCATGGCAAAGGAAATCTACACCGAAGACAAGCGCAAGATGAAAACCATTGCGCCTACTGGTGAAGCTGGCATGGTTGAGCTGATGCAGCCAATGATTGACCAAGAGACGGGCGAAATGAAGATGGCAAACGACTTGAGCGATGCCACCTTTGACGTGGTGGCAGAAGTTGGGCCATCTAGCAGTAGTAAACGTGCAGCCACAGTCAGGGCTTTGACGGGAATGCTTCAGATTACCACCGACCCAGAGACAGCCCAGGTGCTAACCGCAATGGCAATGATGAACATGGAAGGCGAGGGCGTAGGCGATGCCAATGCTTATTTCCGCAAGAAACTCCTGCGAATGGGCGTAGTTAAGCCTACCGATGATGAGGCACAAGAACTTATGGCAGAAATGCAAGGCCAGCCGCAAGACCCGAATGCACTATACCTGCAAGCCGCAGCCGAGGAAGCCACAGCAAAAGCAGCCAAAGCCCGAGCAGATACCGTTGAAACCGTAGCAAGCGCAGAACTAAAACGCGCCCAAACGCTGGAAACGCTAGGCAAAGTTGACGAGACTGCCCAGAACATGGCGATTGCCAATGCAGATGCAGTGCAAGAAATATTGCGTGGTCAAATAGTACAACCTGTTGCAAACCAGTAAAAAACAAGCGACAATCAAAATAACGGTTACCACCCAGCCGTTCAAAGTGGGTGAGTTGAATGGGGTCAAAGATGAATCAAAAGGCAGTAATTGAAGACAACGAAATTGAAGTAGAAGAAGATGAAACCGTAATCAGCACAATTGTTGATGAGGATGAACCCGAAGATACCGAAGAAGTAGTTGTCAGCATTGGTGAGGAAGCGCCACCTCCCGAAGAACATACTCCTGCGCCTGAATGGGTTAAAGAGTTGCGTAAAACAAATCGAGAACTGCAACGGCAGAATCGTGAATTGCAGGGCAAGCTACAAGCCGCACCTACTGAGAACAAACCAGT